TGGCAAGCAAGTATCGTGTTACTGCCGGATCATACTGACCTATCTGGTACTCCTCCGGCGACCAGTCAACTGCATATACGCCGGCAGAACCGTTCGGGTCGGTCGGGCGAAGTGGCCTCTTGACTACTACATTGATACCAGTAACGTCTTCGAGGGAAGTGACGAGTTCATCAACAATGTTCTCTGGGAAATCTAGAGGCTCAGCAGGAGGTTCTCCGCTCATGCCTTGCTCCCAAGAGTAATGGTCTGGATGATCCATTGATTCATTGAGACTAGCGCAAGTTCCAGGTCAGGAGTACTCAAGCCCAGCACCGGACGAGGCGGCGTCTTGGGACTTGGCTTACCGGCCTGTGCAGTTTCGACCTTCTTCCGCGCGAGTCCAGTTGGAGGTTCACCTGGATAGGCCATCACTGCGCCAGTTGGAGTCGGAGTCACTCGAGCATCAGACTGCGTGACATAACGCTCCAACTCGCCTGTTCGCACGTTGATAGGGGTCGATCCGAAGCCCTGTGCTCGACGGAACTCGATAGTGGCATCCGTAAGGGGCTCCCACGCTTTCCATCCACCACCGGACACATCCTCGCCCTGAGCGGTGAAGCGTTCACTTGCTCGAGTCTTAATAACCTGTTGCATAGGCCCGCCCAGGAACGCTGTCGCCCCAGCGGGGCCAACAGCGAACATTGCCGACGCCAACAGCTTCTCGACACTTTCCACATTGACGATGACGTTAGCGACGACCGCCATCAACCACCACCACCAGGACGCCATATAGGCGAACTCGGAACAGGGCTCATGCCGCCGCCTCCAAAGAACTCGTCGTAGAACGCCTCAACGGGGCTGTCAGCATCGTGGTTGCGGATACTCGGAGCTGGGGTGTCAATCAAGTCATCCCGAAGAGTGGCGCCATCGAGAGGAAGTCGATTGTTCTCGATACTTCCAATCGTGTTCTCTGCTTCCTTGATGAGGTACATGCCGTAAGCGTGCAGCGAATCGTCCTGAGCTGCTTGCGCCTGAGCCATCAACATCCGACCGGATGCAAGGCGCGCATTGGCAATCTTAAGAACGAGTTTAGAAGTTGTATCAAGATCGGCAAGAACGATAGGCGTAGTGTAGATGCGCCCGATGCGTACATCGATTTCGTCCGCAGAGTCCGCGATGAACTTCGCAGCAGAGATGGCTGCACTGAGTGTCATATCACCCAGGAGCAGATCATCCTCCACGCAATAGCCCGTTCGGATTACCATTGAACTCAGCTTTCGCTGTCATCGTCGCTGCTGAAAGTACTCGGCGTCGGTGAAAAATGAACGCTGGCAGGCTTGTGCTTATTCTCGGAACTGACGCCCAGGAACCCATCATCGTCAGGCTTATTCTCGGGACCAGCCTCGGTCACAGTTGCTTCGGGAGCATCGGGCTCAGTGGTCTCTGACTTGGGCTCAGGCCCATCTGCATCGTCGGCTTCAAGTCTGGTGACAAGTTCATCCTTGTTGCCAGAAGTATGAAGTCCTCGAGACTCAAGCTCAGCGCTCAGTTCATTATTCGTGAACTCTTCATACTCGTTCACTTACGTTCCTTTTGGTTTGTACAAGCCGAGGTAGGGGAAACCTACCCCGGCTCGTTATCGATGCTCACTTCGGTTTACGGAGCCAGGACGACCATCGTCCAGGTGAGGTCGAGGTGCGGGAACACCGGAAAGGCCTTGGAGCCAGCGCCGATGTCGTAGCCCCACGGGTCAACCGTGGAACGTTCCCACTCGTAGTACCCGGTCTGCCAGTCACCCTCGGGGTGCGGGCTCGTCAGGGTTGCTCCGAAACCGATGGTGTCATCGATCTCCTCGATGTCCTGCTCAGAGGGCAGCAGGTACACCTTGTTTGGCGACAGGAAGCGGTTGTTGACCCAGTTCGTGGTACCCAGGTCCCGCGTCCGGTAGACCGAGTCATAGATGATGAACTCGATACCGACCTGCTGCGACACGATGCGAGCAGCCCGCTCCGGTCCCCAACCCTCCACGGTGTAGAGGGGGTTGGCACCGATGAGCAGGTTCTGGAAGCGGTCCGAGTTCATCATCGAGTTCCAAACCTTCTTGGAGATGATGGCTCGGGTGAGCGTGACGCCGTAGCGGTCGTCGGCAGCTTCCTGGCGAGCCAGGAGGTCACCGATGGGGTCGCTGGTAGAAGCGCTCCAGTAGTCACCGCCCACCGATACATCGTCGTCGGTCTGGTCGGCGGGTCGACCGAAGTCCACACTGAACTTGATCTTCCCATCGTTGTACGTAATGCCACCCGTCTCCAGCGACTGCGTGATGAGCCACTCGAAACGGTTGTCCAGCTTGCGGCGACGCAGCCGCGTGTCACGGGCCAGCTTCTCCTGGAAACCCTCAGTCATCCGACCGATGGTCAAGGGGAAATTGCCCTGCGTGACGGACTCTCCAAGCTGCGAAAGCTCGCGGTACCGGGTCACGTCACTTGGGTCGTAGTGGTCCTTGAGCGCCCAGTCGATGATGCTCGCCCGACCGTAGCCGACCGTCTCATCCTTCTGGGCGAGTTCAGACTCCGCGTCCTCGGCACGCGCCGGAGCAAGTCCGGTGGTGAGGCCAGGAGCGTAATCGAAGATTACGTCGTCGCTCTCTACATCACGGAAGGGAGCGAGCAGACGGAGGCCAATGTGATCCTCCGGCTGCGGGATTTCCCGGATGACGCCGAGAGCGACTTCCTTACGAACCAGTCGGTCCTGTGAGAGTGGCATATCTCAGCGCCTCCTTAGTGGAACATGATGTCGAGGTTCTTCAAACCTCGCATCAAGTCCGCAGTCGCGTCGGTCAGGGGCACAATGGTAGTGGTGCCAGTTGCAGTGCCACCGAAGGCACCACTGTCGTAGACACCCTCATCCATTGACTCCAGGCACCATGCCTGAACGGCCGTGCATTCGTACACCGCAGCGACTTCTACATCCCGTTCCATCAATTGCCACGGGAGGAAAGTGTTGCAGAGCCCAACGATGTTCGCCGCAGTCTGACGTCCGTCGGTCGCAATCGCATCGAATGGACCGACCTTCCCATCTTCTGCACCGGACGTGATCTTGGCGAGCACCGTTCCGGGCTGGACGACCTTCTGGTCGTCGGCCCCATCGATAGTGACAGCCGGGACGGATGCCGCACTCAGCGTGAAGGACGTAGTCTTTACATCCTGCGTCGAGCGGAGGAATACGTTCCGACCGAATGGAGTCCGGTAATTCGGACCCTTCACAAAGCTAGCCATCTCTGGCTCTCCTTCGGTTGGTGGACGTTGCGGTCAGGCATTAACCCTTGTTGTCGGTCAACTCCATGAGGCGCTTGTAGCTCCCCGTGTCATTGACCTTCTTTTCGGGCATTCCCGAACGCTTGTGCATCTTCACCCGCTCGCGCAGCGTTTCGACCTCGGAGGCGGATTCATCCGGCTCAGTGGTCGTTCCCTGCCCGTGGTGAGCGAACAGCGGGGACTCGGGAGCCCCCTCATACATCTTGACGAACGCCTCGTACTGCTCATCGCTGAGAGTGAGTGCGTGCGCCTGCATGGCGTCGACCTGGGTCGCCGCGATGCGGCTGGACGACGCGAGCGATGTCACGAAGTCCTTCCGTGCCTGATTGCGGTTCTCGTTCAGGACACTCTCGAGGTTCTCGATGTGTACCTGAACAGCCGCAAAGTCGTTGGTCTTGGTTCCACCGTCGAGCGTGAACTCGAACGTGGTGGGCTGGTTGCCATGCTCAGCTGGCGTCGTCACCGTCGTTGTCACCGTCCCTGCGGTCGCGGCACCAGTCGCAGGCTCGCCCTTGGCGTGCTCGACGGCCTTCCCGCTGGCTTCGTCGCCGCCTTCGGCACCTTCGTTGCCATTCTTGCCCTCCTTGGTGGCTGCCGGGGGAGCGGTGTGCTCCTTGGTCCCAGCGTTCGGATCGGGGGTGCCGGGGCTGCCGCCACCCTTGTTTGCATCGGTCTTGGCGTGCGACACCGCACCCTCCTCATTATCTCGAACTGGAGTAAACTTATCATCGGTTGGTTCGTTCTTGCTGAACAGGCCTTCGACGGCGGGGATGTCTACCCACGCGACGCCCATGAATACGGGCCAGTACATCACCTCATCGTTCGTCTCGTAAAACCCGATCTCGGACGAACGCGAACGCCAAGTACCACGCTCGATCTTAGCGAACGCTTCCGGCTCGGTGATCTCCATGTCGGCAACCAGGAGCTGGTTCCCCTTGGTATCCGCGCCTTCGACCCGCAGATCAATGACGTACCCGACGACCTCGCCGCCGCCCCCGAAGAAACTCCGATGACCATCGCGGATGGGCACGTTCGGCAGGATGTCACGGTCGTTCAGCATCCCGAAGTGGAACACCATCTGCGCCAGGTGCTCATACTCCCAAGTGTGCTGGTCACCCATCGAGTCCTTGAAGGTCCCCGCACGGAACACAGGAACACTCTTGACGAGCTTGACTCCCTCGGCAGTCTCTTCGACGGTGCGAGAGTCGAGAGCCGTCTGGAAGTACCGAACTGACATCCGGTCCATCGTCGCTGTACTCACATCACTTCCACCCTGTTCGGCTCATGGGAGGTGCAGATCCTGCAGTAGACCGAGACGATACGTCTCTCTGCACCTGCTCCGCAAGCATTACGGCACGTTCTCCTGCCTACGCTACCGGGATGGCCCTTGGTAGCTGCACTTCGTCAACAGTAACATCTCTCCGAATGGTGATGCGATGCCAACGGAAACACTCGCGACACCTGAGCATGACTACGCCCGATGTCGCCACCATTTCGCCATAAAGGCGCTTTGCCTTGAAGACTTTCATGTGGACATATGGCTCACCAGTCTCATCGCGCCCCGCAAGAGCCAGTAGTGGCTCCCTGGCACAGAAGCAACGAACTTCTACATCTGTGCCGATTGCAGGGTCCATCAGCTACGCGCCTCCTTCGATGCCATCTCTAGCACCTTCTGGAAACTTGCCATGAACTCGTTCGGACCGGAGAACCCTTCAGTGCCCAATGGAATGAAATCATCCAGCCAGTTGTTCAAGGTCGAATAGAACTGGCCCGCTACGTCGCTGGCTTCCTTCTCGGTCAGTCCAGCGTCCACCAGGGAATGCTCAGCATAGCGTCGGTATCCAAGGTCTGGCGCGAACTCACTCGTCCCGAACGTCCCCTCGCGGAACGCCTTACTCACCTGTGAACGCACACGATCCGCGATGCGGTCAGTCGGGAAGTGACTGGCTTCCACCTGGATAGGTTTGCCATCCTCGCGCTCAGGGCGACCGACGCGCGTGTCACCGCCCGTTGACTCAGGGTCGTCCTGCTGCTGCGGATGGACCGCTCCCTTGATCTCCTCGATGCTCATCCCAAGCGCCTGACCCAGTTCGTCCAGGTCCGAAGGCTTTACCATCCCGTCACGCATCAGTGCCGAGACAACCGCTCGCATCGTCTCACTATCCTGCTTGCCCAGCGGACGCGGCACCCACTCAGCGCGTGGAGCATTTGGCGTGAAGTTGAAGGCCTTGAGCTTCTGGATAAGGAAGTCGTCTAGGTACTGCTTCATGTCGCCGGCGATGGCGTTGAGCATCCACATCCAGACTTGCTGATGCTGGACTCCCAAGTTGTAGCTACCCACATCCGAAGTTCGCAGCATCAGGATCGGCGTAAAGAGCCCAAGCGACATCTCCTCGTCCAGCCTAGTCAGATACCTCTCGAAGTCTGCGCCGCGCATCTGGCTGTTGCCAGTGAAGTAAACGGTCCCGCGACGCCGAGCCAGCCAAGTGCTGTTCTGTGTCGTTGGGCACCACAGGACACCCGTGTACTTACGATGCTCGATGCTGAAAGGACCATTTGCCGAAACCGACTGAACGGGATTGACATACTTCTTGCGTCGCACGCTCACAACCCACATCGAGTAGTTCTCGTATCGCTTCTCCTTCAGCTCGTAGAACGAGGTCGCGTGACCAGCGAGTGTGCAAGCGAACTGGAACCGCTCCGCCATCTCGTGGCTCTTCTGCATCAAGAACGTCTGCCGGTCCGTCACGTTGCCATCCGCCAATAGCGAGGAATCTATATAGAGGTCAAGCTGCGCCCGTGTAAGTGACAGCATGAACTCATAGGATGGCATCTTGCCTGGCGCAACCTCATTAAGCATCTGGGTTGCTTCGTAGTTGAGGAAGAACTGCCGGCTCTCCTCGTCGTTAGTCTTGCCATTCTCGCGCCAGCGTGGCACACCATCCATCTTGCCGCCGCCCGCACGCGGAAACTTCTCGGATGCTGGGCCGAACAATCGCGTCAACGCACCACGGATGCGCTCCGGGTAACGCTTCTGGGAAATGCTGACGTAGTTGCCTGTGACGTAGATGTAACCCTCAGTCCAGTACCAGGCGACCAACTCAACGAAGTCGTCATCGTACTTTGCCTGGGTGGGGAACCCATCGTGCTCGGCGCACAATGGAATGCGGTCCCGCTGGTCGAGCGTGGACGTGTACCTCCACTCGCGCTCAATCACACGCTCGCCCTTGCGCCTATAGCTGTGCAGCACCGGCCAGCGGTGGTTCTCAGTTGTCAACGAAGAATGAGTAGAACCCTCCATCGCAACTACATCGCGGTCTTCGACTTCAAACACATTCATCTTCTGTACTGGCTGCCATGAACTCAGGCCCGTGTCGTGATTGAGCGTGAGCACCATGTCCCCCACGACGACCTCGTCATGGCGCTTCCAACCCCGCTCAGTGAAGATTTCCGTCTCAGAGTCAACGCATTCGAGATATTCCAGATCAAAATCGAAATTGCCGTTCTCGTCGCGGTCGGATGGCAAAGTCACCACCGAGCGCGACCGCAGTGCCATGAGGATGTTCTCCATCGCTTCGCGGCCGGACACCTGCTGATCCCCGATCGTGAACTCCGCGTCGTAGTCAGCGCGACCGATGGGCAGCGGCTCACCGAACCGTTCGAAGTAGCGGTTCGCGTAGAGGTGGATCAGCATCGAGAAGAACCACGGGATGAACGCAGGGCGCAACAGCTTCCTGCCGTAGTAGTCGCCATTCTCCGCGAGGAGTGGGTACCAGAGCGTGTTCTCAACAGGGATGGGATGACTGACACCCTCCTGCTTGATGCCGTCGTACACCTTATATTTCGTCTTAGGTGCGCCGCGACTAGGACTGTAACCTGCAACCTCTTTCCAGTTGACACGTGTCGTCTCTGGCTGGAGGTCCTTCACCTTGTCGAGAACGATGCTCCGGTTCGCTACATCGTTCTCGTACTGGAGAGCCATCCCGCTGAACCCACTCCAGAAAGCCTGCGAGAAACCGCGCACGATCTGCGTCCACAGCGGGCGAAGCTGTTCTTCGATCTCGTCAGCGATGTTCTGGTCGTCGCACTTGATCTTCCAGTCAATCTGGTGAATCATGAAAGTGAGCAGACTCAGGTTCGCGTTGATCTGATAATGGTCACGCATCTGGCGATAGTCGTTGAGCGTGAGGCGACTCAGGTCGAACTGCAATACACCGCCACCAGGGAGCGATGCAAACTGCAGGCCCTCGGCTTGCCACTTGCCGATCTCGCCCGTAACGGGCGGGTCAGCCTTCTTGAAGGTAGACGGGCGCTGGTTGCTCGGTGGTACCCACAGGCCGCTTTGGCGCTTGTCCATGTGTTTCTCCTATCGGAACGGACCCCGTGTCATCGGGGGCGGGACCGGGGCGGCAGGGATGTCCTGACCGCCGTTATACGCCGGGTGCTGCAGGGCGGATGAGCCGAAGGGCGAATGGCTCTGCCCGACGGCTTCGCGCTGCTCCCGGTAGTCATTCAGGTTCGTGACCTTCTTGTGATACC